AGGTTTTGACGCGGTGCGCACGGCACCGCAGAGGATGGTGACGCGGGGTGGAGCAGCCCGGTAGCTCGTCAGGCTCATAACCTGAAGGTCGTAGGTTCAAATCCTACCCCCGCAACCAAAATTGCAAGCTAAGTCAATAGCTTACAAAGAAGCGCCTCGGATCGATTTCCGAAGCGCTTTTTCGTGTCCGTCTGGTGTCCGGATTTGACCCGTTTCAGAAACGCCCCGGACCCGCGTCCGGGGCGTTCGATTGTCAACTCCGCAATACCTCGCCAAAAATCTCCACTTCGGCGCGCCTCCTCCTAATTCGGTTTACGGCGGTGGTCGAGAGCGCGTAAGTTGCTCCGCGGTTCGAGCGCGACTCGGCTCGGAGAGAGCCAAGGTGAAGTGGAATAGGGGGCATGCCATTCTTTCGAGCCGATCACATTCGGCTTTCACTGCAGTATCTGCCCGACCATACCCACCCCTCCCTCGTGACGTTTCTCGCGATGCTACGGGCTGGGGTGCCAGCCAAGGATTCCGTAGTAGGCGTCCCTTTTGGGAGTGAACAGGAACACGCTCTGCTTCGCGACTACTTTGCGCCTCCTGGCGGTACCGAAGCACGCCCGTTCTACGTCCCGTTCGATAGGTCCAGGAGGGGCATCTCGCGCTGGAAGGTACGCAACGTCGGCGGCACAAGCCTTCAGCGGATGCGAAATGACCGGCCATGGATATATCGGCGTGACGAGGACGCTGCCGGCAACACGACCGGGTTCGCACTGAAAGAGAACCCCGCGACCATCCTGGCCGAGCGCCACAAGGAGGTGATCGGCGCCATCCCACTCTCTGTCCACCATCTTGCGGCGTGGTTCTATCGGACCACAGACGTTGCCAGTCACGACGATGCGATCAATCGTTTTGTCGATGAGTTCAGGCTGGCGGCGTACGGCTTGGTCGGATCGGTCTTTTCGACCTCCAAGGACCCAGCGCTGAGCGCGATCGCCCTCCAACCAGATCCCATATCCGACGCTGATCTCGAAGCACTGCTTGAACCTCAGCTGCCTGAGGAGACGACCGAAGTCACTGCCGCCGAGGAAGGCACGCCCGAGCCTAGCGCAAGCGGGTCGTGGGCAATCGACATCACACAAATCGAGAAGTCGATTGCCGATTTGAAGGGCGTTCGTGAGGCTGCGGTGCAGGCGCTTTCGGCTCTGCGCTCGGGGATGAACGTTGTGTTCACGGGGCCACCGGGATGCGGCAAGACCGAGCTCGCGAAGCGCATATGCAAAGCGGCCGCCTTCGACCCGTGGCTGGTCACCGCGACCGACTCATGGACCACGTTCGAAACCATCGGCGGATATTTTCCGCAATACGACGAGAAAGGCGAGCGACTGGATTTTCAACCTGGCGTGATCGTCTCGTCCATGATCCAAGGACGCATCCTGGTCATTGACGAAATCAACCGCGCCGACATCGACAAGGCGTTTGGCGAACTGTTCACTCTGCTCTCTGGCAGCGACGTCGATCTTCCGTACCGCAAGTATGAGGGTTCAAAAGATGGAAAACGCATTCGCCTGATTACCGGCGGCGAGGCGCCATCCGACGACATCGAAGCGATTCACATGCCCTCGTGGTGGCGCTTGATCGGCGCGATGAATGACAGCGACAAAGCAAGTCTGAAGAAGCTCTCGTTTGCGTTTGTACGCCGCTTTGCATTTATCCCCGTTGGAATGCCAAGCGAAGCGGAGTATGTCGCCCTCATCGACGAGGTCGCGAACTCTTCGGGATTGCGCGCAAGCCAGCCAGCGTTCGTGGACAGCCTGAAAGCACTCTTCGCGCTTCCTTCTGGACTGAAGTCCATCGACATGGGGATGGGATTCGCCATACCAAAAGCAATGATTCAGCAGGTTGTGGCGGAGGTTAGCGTCGATCCGACGCGGTCAAAGGATCAGCTGCTCGCATCAGCACTTGACCTGTACGTGGCGCCCCAGTTTCAGGGGCGCGCAGACAAGCACGAAGGATTCCTAACGATGCTCGCGCCTCATCTGGCGCCGGACGCGCGCCAGCGATTCGGGAAGAGCCTTGCCAACTGGACGGGATACGTTGAGTGAGCCTGGAGCAGCAGTGGCGCGAATTTGTCTGTGATCCGCAGCGTCCCGGCCGTTTTCTGAGCAACATCGGCCGATCGGCGGTCGAAGCCCATGCTGAGCCCCTCGATCTTAAGGTCTTGACTACCTTTCTTGCGAAGCTCTCCGGCGCGCATGCCGACGTTGAGTTGCTTGCTTCGGCGGTCGACCTTGCATATGCGGAGTACTCTACTTTCTTTTCGAAGTCGCTCGGCGCCCTGCTCGATGCGCTCGCAAACGAGCGCATCGGCGCGGATTCCGTGGTCGGCCCAGGTCTGCGCGGCAACCCGCAGTGGAGCAGAACGACCATCGCCCGCAGGTCCGGCAAGATACTCAGCACACACTACGTCACGCGATTGCCTGTACGCTCGTTTTTGCTCCCGGAGAACTTGCTGGTGCGCTGGTTGGTCGCTTCGGTCGCCGATGCGATTGATGCATTCGAGACGCGCATAGGTTCAGCGGCCCTGCCGGATCGATTGATCATTGTGAAAACCGCATGCACGGAAGCCCTGTCGCACCATTGGTTCATGCAGGTAGCCGCGCCGGCCAGCGTCACGCCAATGATGATCGCCGCTGCAAAGCATCACCGAAATCATGCGTACCGACAGGCGGCGCACCTGGCGGAGCGGCGAGCCGCCAGGTTAAGCGGCAAGCGCAGTGCTCGCTGGCTACGAACACTCGATCTTTTACGTGCGAACTGGCTCGCACCTGACCAGTCGGACGACCTTTTCGAGCTGTACGCGCTCACGCTCGTGTTGGACATTCTTGAGCAGGATATCGGATTGGGATCTCCGATCGAATATGGCTTGGCGGTCCCGGGCCGCGAACACGTTGCCGCATTCGAGAGCGCCCACGCTGGCAGGGTGCGCGTCTTCTTCGACCAATCGCCGCACACGATGCTTGGGGAGCGTTCCCGGTACCGCGACGTAGTCGCAGCTCATCAAGGCATTTTGGGCGCTGCACGGCGGCCGGATGTCGTCGTTGCTCGGTACCCGGTCGGCCAAGATCGGCCGATCGTCATGCTGCTGGAGGTAAAGAAGTCGCGTGATGCGGCATATACATCCGACAGCATTTACAAGGCGTTGGGATACGCATTCGACTATCTCTCACTATGGGAAGTCGGACCGCCTTGTCCGAAGGTAGTGCTGATTTTCCCGGAAGACATAGTTCGCCGGGCGGACTCGGATTTAGGCACGCTCGACGTGGCGCTGGTCTCGTCCATGGATCGTACAGCTCTGGCTGAAGCGCTGAGACAGCGGCTCGCTATCCCCACCTAAGAACGTCGGCGAAACGTGACTACTATTGACCAGCATTGGTCACTGATGCGACTCTTGAACATCGAGTTGATTCGCCTGAACCCCTGCCCAAGAAAGTGCACCCATGTTGGAGCGTCTGCATACGCTTCAAGAGATATCGGATTCGATTCAGGTGTCCCTCAGTACGTTGCGACGTGCGCTCAGGGCGAATGAACTACCACACACACGGGTCGGAAAGCGTGGCCAAGTGCGGATTTCGCAGGCCGATCTAGAGGCATGGCTCGCGAGGAAACAGTCTGGCGAACTGGCCCTACTGAAGCCGACCCTGGACCCAGACAGAGATGTACGACCTGCGACGCATGCTCAAGGTGATCGAGTCCGTGTTCGGGAAGGCAACGTCGGCAAGGGCCTGTCCTACCGCCTCATTACCGCCGACGTATGCGCTGGTCTGCGTGCACTCCCGCGTCAGTCGATCAATGCAATTGTCACGTCGCCCCCGTACTTCTGGCAACGCGATTACAACGTAGAAGGCCAGATTGGACACGAGGCGACGGTTGCCGGATACGTGAACGCGCTGGTCGACGCGTTTTCGGAGGCCAAGGAAGTACTGGTGGACAACGGGCTCGTCTTTCTCAATCTCGGCGATGCTTATTACAATGCAAAGGGCAAGCCGCACGGTCGTGATAAGAAGCATAGCGCACGACAGATCGCGCGCCAGAAACTTCGAGCGGTAGATGGCCCCGGGCTCGGGTTGCCTCGCAAATCTCTGATTGGATTGCCTTGGCGCGTCGCTCTTGCAATGCAGGCGAAGGGATGGACGCTTCGAAGCTCCGTGATCTGGCACAGGCCCAATGCGCTCGGCGAGCCAACTGCCAAAGATAGGCCGTGGCGCACCCACGAAAACGTATTCATCTTCTCCAAGCAGCCACGATATTTCTTCAATCGCGCGGGCTTAAACGGCGAAGAGGACATTTGGACCATCCGCGCGCGTCCTGAGAATCCGTACGCGCACTGCGCACCATTTCCTGCCGAGCTGGTAGAGCGGTGCCTGCGGTGCGGATGCCCTCCGAACGGCACGGTGCTCGATCCGTTTGCAGGATCGGGCACTACGCTTGTCGTCGCGCTTCTCAGCGGGCGCTCCGCGGTCGGAATTGAATTGAACGACGAATATAACGCTCTCGCAGATTGTCGCATCCGAAAAGCTCTCAAAGGAGATTTCAGTCAGAGGCAGCGTGAAGGACAAGCTTCGCGAGGATAACGTGACCCAAAGTCTTGCTCAGCCCCCCAGCAGTTCATGAAAAGCTCCTCGGCGTACTACGCCGGTTCGACATACCAGTCGTCCGTATCGCGCGCCCAAAGATGGCTCTTGCGCTCGCACGCAGCGCCGGATGGAAGTACGTCGGTCATGCGGACGCTGTAAAGAGGGGAAGACGTGCCGATGGACGCGAGGCGGACGGCATGAATTCCGGGAGAAGTTGGAACGCCCACAGGCCGCCCGCGGTGAATCCGACATGCCGGAATCCCGCCTTGCGGTAGCAGCGACCGGGATCGCGCTTCCTGCGGGTCTTGTCGGGATCGACAAACGTGATCATTCCAAGCGACGGCGGCTCCCAATAAGCGCGGGTTGCCGCGACGGCTTCCAAGATCAGTTCGCTTGAAAGCCCAGCGCCTTCATTTCGGAAAAGGCTGTTAATGCACGCGCCTGCCCACGCGTGACGGACATATTGCGGGAAGGGCCACGATGTGACCCAAAGCGCGCGTCCGCAGATTGTCTTGAAAACAAGACAACGGCCCGGCGGGACGAATTGGCGCGAGCCGATTTTTTGCCGGTTATAATGCCGGTCGGCGATGGCAACCGCCTCCGGATCAGCTCGATGTGAAAGGCACCACCTCATGTCCTGACATCGCCATGAGAACGACCGCCAGACCCAGGCGGAAACGGGCGCAAACAGGCAGAAACTACTTTCCGTCTCTGCACGCCGCACCGCGTCGCGGAGAGCGACGTAGTCTGTGACCGCGGCCAGCCGCGCCGTGCCCCTCGGCGGAAGGCAATCATTCGTGCGCACAAATGGCCTTCCACGCCGCATTGTGCTCCTTCACCTGCCGGATCGTCTCCTCGGTATCCTTCTTCGACCACCGGATCGGCTCGAACGCCGAGCACGCGACGGCGTCAGTCCCGACGGAAGCCGTCGTCGTCGCGCAGCCGGGCAGGATCGGAAGCAGCGTCAGCAGCAGCGCGGCGCGCATCGCGCGCTGGCGTCATATGCGTCTCGCGAAGATGCGCGCGACCTTTTCGACCGTTCGCCCGCCAACGTAGGTGGTGACGATCAGCCCCGCCCATTCGGCGACCGTTCCCGTCAGCGGATCGGTCGTGCCGAGCCCGAGCACCTTGTCCCAGACGATCACCTTCCAGAGATAGATAATGACGGGCGCCGCGAGCAGCGGCCGGATGATGGCGGTGTACCATCGCCCCTGCTCGGCGATGATGAGCGCGTTTGCCTGCCGGCGCGCGTCGATCCCGGCTTCGATCTCCTTCGCCGCGAGGTCGGCCGCAAGGCGATCGCGTGCATTCGCGGCGTCGAGCTTCGCGCGGTAGGCATCGAGCAGGCCCTTCAGGATCGGGCCGCCGATAAGGCTAGCGAGCCAAGACCACACGGCGCCTACTCCGTCCGGCGCGCGGTGCGGAGCCGCGCGAGGATCGTGACGACGCCGAAGCCGATCACCGCAACCCACAGCCATTGGGGCGGGATCAGCGTCGTGATCTGCGCCTTGATCTCGGGATCGCCGAGCACGTCGACCGCCTGCTGGACAAGGCCCCAGGCCGCGCCGAAGAAGACGCAGAGCCAACCCCAGGCGATGGTCGCCGAATTGCGCACCGCATCCGCGATGCGATCGCGCCAGGACGTGAGATCGGACGGGAGCGGATGGACGAGGCCGCGCCGCTCAAGCGCAGGCCGCAAGAACAGCACATAGACGAGCGCCGCGCCGACGAGCGCGGCGAACGTAATCAGGACAATCATCATCATCGCCTCCTATGCAGCGGAGAGTTCGGGTACGAAGGGCGTTCCGGGAATCGCTGCCTCCTGACGGCGGCGGCGCCAACGCTCGATGAGGACGAGGGAACCGGCGACGAGGAGGACCGCGCCGCAGCCGATCGCGGCTGCTTCCCACGGGTGAGCGGCAACCCAATCCCTGAAGGCGCCGCCAGCCGCCACGGAACCGGCCGCGCCGGTGCCGGCGACGACCTTCTTCGCGCCGGCGGATGGGGGCAGCTCGCCCTTGCCGGCGGCGGACGCGATCTCGACCTGCGGCACCGGCGCGGGCGCGCGCTCGGCCGCCATGCGCAGACTCGCCGCGCGGACCTCGGACACGCGCCGCTCCCAGCCGCGGCCGAATACCGGCCATGTCTTCAGGCGCTTCAGGAAAGCCAGCCGCTCGTCGCAGATCGCGGTGATGATCGCCTTCGGATCGCGCCGGACGAGCGCGCCGAGCACGGTGGCGTTGACGGCGTGCGTGTTGTCGGGAAGCCCGAGCACCCGGCGCAGTACCTTTCCGCTGCGTCCGATCCCGCTGTTCACGCCGTAATCGAAGACCGCGTAGTCGATTCCCGCCGGCAGATCGTCACAGCAGAGCGCGTCCCAGTAGCGCTTGCGATAGATCGCTTTCGCCTCGTCGATCGTCATCGCCCGCACGTCGGCGGCGGCCGCGTTCGGCTTCACGTAGCGGCGATAGTCATGGATCGTGATGCCGTATTTCGTGGGGCCGCCCGGATCGGAGGGGTGGTCGGAATAGCCGCCCTCATGCGCAAGCAGGCGCCTGAGCGCCTCGTCATAGGTCCATTTCGCCATGGGATGTCTCCTGAAACGGCAAAGCCCGCACGCGTGGCGGGCTTTCGTGGGTGGGGGCGGGGAAACGAACGGGGGCTATTCGGCCGGCGGATGCCGCTGCACGATCACGCGGTCGATCTTCTTCTCGATCTTGTCGAGATGGCTCATGATCCGGCCTTCGAGGTCTTTCATGCTGGTCGCCGTCACGAAGCTCGTTGCGACCAGAAGCTTGTAATTGGCGAGTTCGTCTTTCAGGGCGCGCAGGGCGGCATCGGTCTCGTTGCGGTCATGAAAGCGCAGCCAGAACAGCGCGCCGACCAGAGGCACGCCGATGACGGTGATCCACCATTGCAGGTCCATGTCCGGCCTCATGCCGCTTGTTTCAGGGTGTCGATGACGAGCCGCACCGCATTGACGGTTGCATCCTGCAGATCGCGCCGGTCCTCGATCGCGCCGTGCATGGCGCCCGTAATCAGCCGGTTGTCGATCCCGGCCTGCGATCCGCTTTCGCGATAGAGTTTCTGCCGCCCGATCGGGCCGGACGCCTGATAGAAATTGATGACGCATTCGAGCGTGGCCGGCACGCCGTTGCCGCCCGATGCCATCAACGACGGATTGCTCCACCACCATTGCGAGGGGTCGAACGCGACCATCAGCGGCAGGCGCGGTCCGCGGCCCGCATCGCGCAGGGATCGCGCGACCGCGAGCGCCGCGGTGACGCCGAACGAATGCCCGATCAGCACCGTGGGATCGCGCCAGCCGCGCAAGGTCTGCGCCCAGCGCCGCCAGGACGCATAGTCCTCATAGGTGCAATAATCGACGCCATCGATGCGTTGCAGCCGCATGAGGATGGTCTTGAGGCCTGCGGAAAACACGGCGCCGCCGAGCCCGCCGAAGGCGATGACGTTGATCTTTCGCATTGGGATCGCGCCCCGTTTCAAGTCGAAACATGCGAACCGCCGCGCATGGCGGCGGTCAGGAGCCGGCCGGGACCGGGAACACGCAGCGCGTATGCGCGCCGGGATGCACCACCCACCGGCCATCGATGAGGTCGCAGGCGCAGCGCCATGTCTGGCCGTCCTGCGACCAGCCTGTCCGGGGCAGCACCTGCCCGGTCGCAACCACGCGGACCTTGCCGTCGGACAGCTGGATCAGCGCGCTTTCGTGCACCTTGCGGCAGCAATTGTTCGTGCGGCAGCAGCTCTGCGGAATCCAGCGCGTGATGTCGGCGGCTTCCTGCGGCGTCGGTTCGATCAGATCTTCGGCGGCGCCGGCGGCCGGCAAGAGCGCGGCGGCGAGCGCCGCGAACGCCGTGGCAAAGCGCATGATTTGCTCCGGAGGGCTTTGGAAGCGCGCAAGCCGCAGAAGCTTGCGTTTCAGGGTTCGTCGTGGCTCTAGGGCGCGAGCAACGCCGGGTTCAGAACCCACGCGAGCCGTAGAGACTTGAATTCTCCAGGTACATGGTGTGCAAGGCGATCTGCACCGCGGCGGCGGTTGTCCCGTTGTTGCCCCAGAGATATGGAGTGAGGAACGTGCCAGCGGCGGGCATGTCAGAGTTTATGGTGCCCGTCGCGATGTGGCCGCTGTTGAGCCGCTCGACGCGCCATTTCACTTCACTTGCCGCCGGCTCGGCCGCCAGCATCAGCTCATAGAAGTCATGCCCTGCATTGGAGGGAAAGTTCGCGCCCAGATCGACGGCGGACGCGGTGCCGGAGGCATCGTTGAACAGCATGCGCATCGTGGCCTGGCCGGAATCGAAACCGACTCCGATGATATCGGTGAGCGTGCTCGGATTGACGTTGCCGATCGCGGCGGTGGAGCCGCGCAAACCCGCGAAGCAACGGCCCTGCGCCTGGGGCACCTCCCAGCCGAAGCGCATCAGGAGATAGAAGCCGCCGCGATCGCTGCTGCTGCCGCGCCAGACGATGAGCTGCGCGCCGTTCACACCGGCGGACGATCCCGCCGATGCGGCGGACGCGAAGATAAGCCGTGGGCTCTGCGAGAACATACTGGTGTTGGACATCGCCGCGGCGGTCGCGGTGCCGGTGACCGTCGCTGTCAGCCCCTGGGCGTTGAGCGTCGTCGTGTTGACGTTCGGGAACCACTCGACATAGCGGCGGCGGGCCGAGTCGCGCACATCGGCACGGCCGCACCAGTTGAAAAACCGCGCTGCATTGAAGAAGTTCGACCCGTCCGGCGATGTCTTCAGCATGAAATCGTCGTCGGCAAGCAGGCCGAACATGGCGCGCGGGCTCCATGCGTCATTGAAGACGAAGCCTGCATCCTTGTTCGCGGCAGACTTGTTAATGCTGACGCGCATGTCGCCGGTGCCGGGCGTGACGTCGTCATGTGAGAACGAAACGCTGTTGCTCTTGACCGCCAGCTTGTTGTCAGTGTCGGCGCTTGTATTGATGCCGAGGTGGCTGAGATTGTTGAGTGCAAATTCGATAGCCGCGACCCATGCGCTGCCGTCCCATGCGAGCAGTGAGTTTTCGTCGACGACGTAGGCGAGCCAGCCGGTCTTCGGCACGCTGAACTGCCAGGCGCTGTCCTTCCAGGCGGCGATGTGGTCCGCATGACCGGCCCATGCCCCGGTGGGTGATGCACCAACGATCCAGCGCTGGCCTTCGCTCGGCGATCCGGGCGGCGTGGAAAGATCGCGGTCGAGCACCGCGAGCTGCACCAAGGTGTCGAGGATGTACAACGCCTCATTGTGGGTGACGTGCTTCTGCGACTGGCTTGCCGCGATCAGCGGCAGCCCGAGATGCGGGGTATCGGTCATGGCTCTAAGGGACTGTCTTGATTGCGCCGGTGCCGCGCCCATAGGCGAGGCTGATCTGATAGACGGCGAACTTGATCTGCGACTGGCTGCTGCCGAAGTCGGCTATTTGCATCGCCGACGTGTAGACGAATTTCGGTTGCGCGACGCTCACCGTGCGTTTGATCTCGCCGGTGCCGATATCGATAATATCGATCTCGTAGAGCTCGACCTCTTCGCCGAGCGGCACGTCCGGCGCTTCCCAGTTGTCGCCGTCGATGCGGGTGCGGCGTATCCAGGAGAGCGTCCAGTCGAAGGTGGCCGGGTTGCGCACGCCGGCGAGATGAACAGGGCTGTAGGGGCGAAGCCCCACGCCGTCGAAAGCGAACGTGACCGCCTGGAAGGTCGGATCGTCGATGGTCTTGGTCGAGGGCCCCCATTTCCAGGTCCAGGGGTTGCGGCGTTCGGTGACGGCGATGGTGGACTGAATGACGGTGGCATCGAGCATCACGAACGGCGCGCCGGCGGCCACGGGATCGCGCATGGCGTATTCGCTGCCGAGCTGGCCGCGCAGGAGCCGCGTGAGCTTGTATTGGCCGGGCGCGATCAGTTCGGCGGCCGCAAATTGCAGAATCTCCCATTCGCCGCCGGCGTTCTGGATCGCGCAGGTATTGCCGCCGGCGAGCACGAAAACGTCGTCGAGCGAAGCGAGCGCCTCGGTCGATGGCAACTGGACATAAAGGCTGTTCGCCATGTCCCAGGTCCAGAGCTGGCCGGAATAGAAGTCGAACAGTGTCTTTCCGATGGTTGAGCGGTTGACGATGAACTGGTCGCGCACAAAGCCGCTGGTTGAAGGCGAGCGGAACACATCGACCCGCGCCCAGGGCTCGGCATAGGCGGCAAGACGCGGCGCGCCCGGCACCTCGGCCGGAGTCAGGACCGGCAGGTCCATGATGTGCAGGACGGCCGGTCCGGGCTCGGCTTCGGACCGCGGCTGACGGGAAGGCGAGGGCGCATCGGGCGCGCCGTAGGTCGCCTCGTCGGTGCGAACGAGCCTGGCCGGCCGGGTCCGCTCATAGCCGAGTTGATCGATCCGCATCTCGAAGGCGCGGCCGTTGAGATCGAGCGTGACGACATCGGTCGGCTCCAGCGCATAGGCCGAGGGCGGCAGCATGAGATCGGCGCGCTCGCGCATGACCCAAGCATCGACAAGGAGCGCATCGGCGATGCCCTGCGCCTCGGCATAGTCGAGGGCGAGCGCCGGCGCGGCCTCGATGGTGCGGCGGCTCGATCCCTTGAGCCTTCGCGAATAGACATCGGCCGCCTGATAGTCGTTGTCGGGATCGAGGAAACGCAAGTGCGCGGTCTCGGGCAGCTCGGTTTCCTGCGCGCGGGTGAGTGTATAGAAGCGCTTGTCCTCGCTGCCGGTATCGACGAGGCCGTCCAGGGCGAAGCTTGCAACCGGCGCGCCGCCGCGCTGGACGAAGCGGATGGCGCGGCCGGACTCGACCGCGTCGAAGAAATAGACCTGCATCAGGGGCGCGAGCGCGCTGCGCGGGCTCATGATGCTGTCGATCGTATAGCCGCGCACGATGCCGTTGATGCCGGAGGTGTCGATCGATACGCCAAGGCCTGCGCAGATTTCCTGGACGGTATCGGCGAGCGTCACGAGGCCGAGCCGGCCGGAGAGCCAGTGCCCGCGCCGCCAGTTGGCGGCATCCCGCCAGACGAGCGAAGCGTTCGGATATTGCGGATAGGGCCGCGCGTCCCAGGTCCAGGCGAACAGCGAGCCCGGATCGATCATGGGACCGTCATAGACCGGCGAGGCCGGATTGTGGCCGGCGGCCGGATTCCAATAGGCGATGTGGGCTTCGAGGAAGGCGCGCTGGATCAGATCGTCGCGGCGCCCGGTCGAGAAATACGGGTAAAAGCTCTCCGACGACTTGGGGTCGTAAAAGACGTTCGGCTGGTTCGTGCCCTTGTCGATCGCGGGACACCCGAATTCGGTGAACCAGATCGGCTTCGACCGCGGCGCCCAGGCGGTGGGCATTGCGCTTTCGACGCCGCCCGGCCGATCATAGTGCTGGTTTGCCCACCAGCTATGGAAGTCCTTGTAGCGGAAGACCCATGGCTTGCCATAGGCGCCGTCGGTGACGGGCGTGCGCGTTTGCGTCTTGCGGTCGTCGGCCGAGGCATAGAACCAGTCGAACAGTTCGCCGCCTTCAATGTTACTTTGCAGGTAATCCTGGTCATAGACCGAAGGCGCGCCGGCCTGCGCATCGAGATGCAGCCGGCCGGCGCGCCAGTCGGAGATCGGCATGTAATTGTCGATCCCGACGAAATCGATGTTCGCGCTGGCCCAGAGCGGATCGAGATGGAAATAGACATCGTTCGAGCCGTCATCGGGGCGGACGTTGGCGTATTCGTCCCAATTCGCGGCATAGCCGACCTTGCAGCCCGCGCCCACGATCGCCTTCACGCCGGCGGCGAGCGCGGCGATGTGCGCGACCGCCGGGAAATCTGACGCGCTCGATCGCACCGCATTGAGCGCGACCATCTCCGAGCCGATCAGGAAGCCGTCCACGCCGCCCGCGGCGGCCGCGAGCTTCGCATAATGCAGGATGAAGCGCCGGTACGACCATTCGGCGGGGCCGCTATAGGGAATGGTGTTACCGTTCCAGGCGCCGAAGTGAGCCGGCGCGGCGCTGCCGAAGAAGGCCGCGACCTGATCCGCGGCGACCGAGGTCTTGTCGACCGTCCCCGCGAAGCCCGGCGCCGGCGAGCAGGTGATGCGGCCGCGCCAGGGAAAGGCCGGCTGCCCGATGGCCGATGCATTGTCGCTGTAAGGGTTCGGCAGGCTGTTGCCGCTCGGAATGTTCATCATCACGAACGGATAGAGCACGACGCGGAAGCCGCGGCGTTTAAGCTCGGCGATGGCCTGCACCACCGAGCGGTCGGCCGGCGCGCCGCCGAGCAGGGCGCCGAAGCTATCGGACGACACCACAGCGGCGCTGGCGCGCCCGATGCCGGAGACCTGCCAGCTCCATGGCGTCGTGACCTTGCTCGCGCCGAACTCGACCTTGGGCTTGATCTGACAATTGCCGCAACGCAGGTCCGTGCCGTGCCAGGCGACGACCAGCGAGACCGCGTTGACGTTCGGCGCGGCTGCCTGCAACTGGTCGAGCGCCACCAGAAAGTCCGCCTTGCCGTGGTTGCCGTGCCGGTTCTCGGCGATGGAGTGACCGAAGCCATCCGAACGATAGACCGTGTCGGTCGCGTAGATGAATTCGCCAAGGCCGGGAATGATGGTCACGGCCTTGAGCGCATCTTCGAGCCGCAGGCCGGTCGCGCTTGGGCGGCGGATCACCTCGACCGAAATCTGGGGAATGCGGTTGCCGAACTTTTCGAGCGGCATCTCCTCGAAGACGAGATAGGCAAGGCCGCGGAAACCGGGCACGCGGCCAGATCCCTCGACCGCGGCGATCTTCGGATCGGGGCCTTGCGTCTCGTCGCCCTTGTAGAGCCGGACATTATAGCGCGACAGATCGAGCGGCTTACCGTCCGCCCACACGCCACCGATGCCGACGATCGGCCCCTCGCAGAGCCCCAAGGCAAACGACACGAAATAGCTGTAGGTCTTGGTGGTCGTGGTCGTGGGAGGCGCCTCGCCACCGCCGCCGCCCTTGCCGCCTCCTCCGGAAGAGGCCTGCTGGGTCGAGACCGTCACGACCTCGCGGAAATTCGTTGCCCAGATCAGCTGCGGGCTTATCCGCATGCGGCCGACGACGCGCGGGACCGGCGTGCCTTCACTCGATGAGGTCACAAAGAGGTCGGTGAGCCGCGGTCCCTCCTGAACAGTGTTGACCGGGGCTGGGGCGAACAGCTTGCGATCGATGAAGCTTCCGGCGAAGGAGCCGGCCAGCGCGCCGACCGGACCGGCGACGGCATAGCCCGCCACGGTGAGAACGAGCGAGGCCATGGCTAATCCGCGATCCCCGGGAAGCGGAACGCATAGGCGATGCGCCGGCGCCAGGCGGCGGGCAGCGTGTCTTCGGCGACCGCATGACGTTCATAGGCGTGGATGATCGCGTCCGGTCCCGAGGCGATCGCGGCGTGCTTTGCGATTCCCCGGTCGCGCACGCGGATGAGGATCACGTCGCCAGCATCGAGCGGTGCGCCGTCGCGGAACGGCGCCGCGTCGATCTCGACGAGATGCCGGCGGGCGGCATCGCGCAGCGTCTCCTGCCCGCTCTCCTCGGCCCAATAGGGCGAATAGGGCGTGATCGGCTCCTTCTCGGGACCGCAGAAGACGCGATAGACGCCGCGGATCAGCCCGAGGCAATCGCAGCCCGCGCCCTTGAGCGAGCCCTGATGCCGGTACGGCGTGCCGATCCATGAACGCGCTTCCGCGACGATCGCGGCGCGGCTCACATCAGCCGCCCAATCGGGATTTGCCGTCATTGCGATCGCCGGTGTTGGGATAGGCCACGACCGCGTCGTTGCCCGGAATGAAGGGGAAGCCGCGGAAGTTCGCGACGTTGTTGAATCTGGCGATGCAGGTATCGAGGCTCTTGTCGCAGCCCGCGGTGACCATGAAGGTGTCGCCGGGCGCGATATCGAAGGCCATCGATTCCCACAGATCGAACGACACCTCGGCGCCGGTGTTGACGTGGGTCTTGACCTCGATGGCCGCGCCCTGGTTGGCGCCGCTTGTCCAGACGAGCTTTCCGCCGGTGAACCAGCCGTTGGTGAAACCATTGAGCCCGCTCGCCGAGAAGGCGTGGCTTGAGCTCACGGCATCGACGGCGCCGTTGCCCTTGTAGGCCGGGGAGTCGAGATCGACCGTACAACGGGCATCGCCGAGGTCGGCATCGCAGGCGCGCTGATAGATGCGGCCGCGTTCCTGGTTGAGCGCGTGCGACAGCCCGCGCATCTCGGCGGTAAAGGCATTGAGCCCCCGCGAGATCTCGCCGACCGAGCCGGCAAAGACGATGTCGCGGTCGGCGACATCGGTCCAGTCGACGAGATAGAGCGTGAGCGCCGCGTTGTCGTAGAGGCCCGCCGCAAGGTCCGCCTCGTTGAGGCGATCGCTCTGCAGGGCGCCGGCGATGTCCATGGTATCGACATTGAGCGAAAGCGTCTGTGTGACGGCCGAGGCGGTCATGCCGGCGAGCGCCTCGTAGGTGACGCCGTCGAAGGTCAGGTTCTCGTCGTGGTCGGTGAAGCCGAGCTTGACCCCATCGGTCCGTTCCAGAAGCCAGCAATGGCAGAAGGTGGTCAGCCCGCTCGCGAGCTTCTCCTGCATGGAGGCGGTCAGGTCGCGCATCGTTTATTCCCGCACTTCGATCAGGACGATCTGGGAGACGACCTGCTGGTCGAAGGCGTTGGCCTGCACCGGCAGATCATCGGTATCGAAGCGCACCGGCACGTCGAATTCGAAGGACGCCGTCGGCGCCGCGCCTGGCGCCTCGGCGAAGGTGACGCGGCCGGTCAGCGGATTGATGTCCTCGGGCGTCACCGGGGCGCCGCCGATCTTGACCGCGACCGTGCCGGCCACGGGCTTGGTGATGACGCGGACATGCTCGAACCCGCCGATCGCGTAGCGCTTGACGAGTTGCCAGACCGTGGGCGTCACCTCGACCATCAATTGATCGGTCGCGACATAATCGTTCCAGTCCTTGAAGCGGAACGAATAGGCGCGGCCCTTCACGACATGGAAGAAGGCGATCACGTCGAGCATCTGCGCGCGGGTGCGGATGCCGGTGGAGATGTTCCAGCGCCCGCGCGCGTTGGCCCACAGGATGTTGCGCTCCTCGGCGCCCGAGGCGAGCGTCACGACATTGGTCGAGAAGGACGGTCCGCCGGTCGCCCCGCGCGCCACATAGGGCGGAAACGAGATGTCTCGGAATTGCAGAGGCATATTCTCAGGTTCCGCGCATGCCGAGCCGCACGGCGCGGGCAAGATCGGCCGCGATCTGGGTGCGGCTTGCCGCGAAGGCGGCAGGGCTCGGCGTCTGGATCGTCACGTTCACGATGGGCGCGTTCATTGCGCGCTCGCGCTCGTAACGGCTCGTTTCCGCGCGCGAGAGCACGCGCTCCCCGCGCTGAAGGATCGCCGGGACTTCGTCGGGACGCAGGAACGCGCCGTTGTGAAAGCGCGGTGCACCGGCGAAGACCGCGGCCGGCGCAAGAACCGGCGCGCCAGCGAGACCGGCGATACCACCGGCATGAAAGCGAAAGGCGCCGAGAAGGCCGCCCAGCAAACCGCCCGCGCCGTCCAGCGTCGCCGCATTGGTGCCGAACAGGACGTTCTTCAGCGGATTGATCACCGCGAGCTTGAGGAGTTCCTTCTGAATGTCGGCAAGCGCCGCGCGCGCCGCGTCCGCCCACGAATTCCAGTCGAGCTTGCCCTGGGCGAGAAGGTCGGCGAAGCGGTTCATCGAGGTTTCGAAGACGCTCTGCCAACCTTGCGAAATCTCCCGTGCGCGGTCGAGCTGGGCGTTCAAGGCGGCCTGCCGATCGGCATTGGCGAGGATCAGTTGCCCTTCGGCGCTTGCCGCCGAAATCCCCTGCCGGCGCAGGTCCTGCTCGGCGCGCAGCTTCGCGATGAACTTGTCCTTTTCTTCGACGCTCTTGCCGACGAAGGCGATTTCGGCCTGCGTCTGCTCGATCGAGAATTGCTGATCGCGCGCATAGTCGCGGACGAACCGGGACGCTTCCGCCAGCACGCGGCCCCGCGCTTGCGCTATGGCGAGCGCCTGCTGCTCGGGCGTGATCGACTGGCCGATCAGCTCGATCCGCGCGCGCTCGGCTTCGAGCGCCGCCTTCTGTGCCGGCGTCGTCGCATTGATCAGCGCGATCTCGATCTGTTGCAGCCGGAGCTTGCGCGCAAAAGGATCGAGGAAGCGCGCATTTTCTCCGCTGTAGCTTTCCAGCGCCTGAGTGACGCGGCGATAGGCATCCTCGACATCGCGAAGGTTGCCCGCGTGCCGTGCGGCGAGCGGGTCTTCGAGCAGGCGGCCAAGTGAACCGCGTACCGCTTCGAGCTGCCGGATCGTCTCGGTGCCGGGGACGAT